TATCTATTAATGCTGCATCAGGAGCAGCTACATTCTCTGACAATCTAATTGTAAGAGGTAATACATCAAATACAATAGGTGCAATAAGAACGCAAGGTGCAACAAGTGATTATCAAGGAATAAGTTTATATAATGCCGCAAGTGGTTCAAATGCAAATTCAAGGTCTTGGCAGATAGCACCTAATTATACAGCAAATGGAAATTTTGAAATTCTTGTAAGTTCAAGTAATACTACTGACCCTACAAATTCAAAATTAACAATAACAAGTGGAGGCAATGTAGGTATAGGAACTACAAGCCCTACTGAAAAATTAACAGTTTACGGAGCAGTAATAAGACTAGAAGGTGCATCGGGTGTTTCTCCTTTTGCAATAGCAAATAACAATAGTAGTGGATTTAGAATATACGATTATAATGCGGGAGTAGATAGAATGGTTATTACAACAGGAGGTAATTTATTAATAGGAACTACTACTGATGCAGGATATAAACTTTATGTTGATGGCGGAAGTTCAAATGGTATGGCATTTTACTCTACATCACCTGCAAATCAGTTTAAAATAGCAGGAAGTGCTGCTGCGATGACATTTACTAATACTATTGCTTCCCCTTCAATGGGGGGTAGTTTAGGAGTAGCTACATCAGCAGGTGATTTCTTATCAGGAACTGCAGCAGGTGATACTATTTTTATTAATCAATTTAGTGGTAAAAAACTTTACGCAGTATCTTATAGCGGTGGTGTTTATTTGTCAAGTGGTGCTACATCTTGGACTGCTAATTCGGATATTAGACTTAAAAACATAAATAGTCATATTGAGAACGCAGTTGAAAAATTATCTACCTTGCAGACTATTAACTTCTCATATAAAGATGATAAGTTTAAAAGGCAAAATCTTGGCTTAATAGCACAAGAGGTTGAAAAAATATTCCCTGAACTAATAGATAAAAATGATGATGGAATGTTAGGGGTTAGATATACAGAATTAGTGCCTGTATTAGTAAAGGCTATACAAGAGCAACAAAAAGAAATAAATGAACTTAAACAATTAATAAAATAAATAAAATGAAACAAATCTCTCCTGTAACAAGTTGGATTAACGGACAATCAGTTCAAGCAACAATTTTAAAAGCTTATGCTATTAATGTAGCATTAGGTGTATCTGCAACTTTCTACTATAATTTAGTAGATGAGGCTATGGCTCCCGTTGCACAAGGTAATTTAGTAATGACAGGTGAAGGCTACACTCAATGGACAGTAGATTCGTATGCTTGGGATTGGGTAGCGGAGCAACTTAACCTTACAATCATAGGGGATTATGTTCCGCCTGTGCCTGAAGTAGTTGCTGAAGTAACCGAATAGTACTAATTTTGGCAAAACCAATATTATGAAAACTGCAATGCAAGAATTAGAAGAAAAGTTAAAAGATAATTTAAAACAAATTGTCTTAAATGCTGATTATGAATTAATGGAAAAATTATTTAAAGAAGCACTTGAAAAAGAAAAAGAGCAGATAATGAATGCTTATTGTGATGGTGCTAAAGGTGGGGCAAATGGTAATAAAGGTCAACACGAGAACGGATGGGTATCTATACAAATGAGAAATAAATACTACAACCAAACCTATAACAATTAACATATGTCAGCAATACCTTTAATAATAATTTTTATAATAGCAATATTAATAGGATTAAAAACTGATGATGAAAAAAGAAAAAAATGGTAATAAAGAAAACCTATAACAATTAACTATATTTGTAAAAAATCAATCAAATGAAGTATCAACAACTCAACACCCTAGTCGCATCAATTAATGCGGTTATTGGTTCACAAGAAACTAAAGTTCAAAAGAAATTATTTAAGATTTATGAAAAAGTCAAATCCTACCACGAAAGCTATCAAGCCCAAGTTGAAGAACTCCGCCTTGATAACGCATCAACCGATGATAAAGACATTTTATTATTGGATGAAAAAGGTGGTTACAAGTTTACTAAAGAAAGTATCAAAAAGCTAACTGCTCAAGTTAAAGAACTAGGGGAAAAGGAATTTGAGTTTACACCTATTGAAGTGGTTAATTCTTCAGGACTTAAAGAATTTACATTCCTTCAAGATTGGACAACAGGTATCGCATTTATAACAGAAGAAGAAGAAGAATTGTAATGACACAAGATAGTAGCAGTGCACTCATTAATACAGGGATTAGCTTAACCGCTGCATCCTTAACGCTAACACAGGTACAACCCTTTGTTACTTTATTAGCAGGGTTCACTGCTATTATCAGTGGTTTATTTGCCATTCGTTATTATTACAACGCAACTAAAAAGATAAAGAAAGATGAAATTCCTGAATAGTATTTATGGTTCGTGGATTAAAATATTCCTATCTGCTATCCTAACTATGGTAATGGCTAAAGGTGATATTTATTTAGTAACATTAAAAGAATGTATTAGTGCAGGAATAATCTCAATTTTGCCTATTATTATTAACTACATAAATCCACACGACAAAAGATATGGCAAATAAAATCTTAATCTTGGCATTGTTTATGCTAGGGTGCAACCCAATTAAGAAGGCTGAAAGAACTGTACTAAACAATCTTGAAAGTAGTGAACGAGTATTTAGGCAGTTAGAAAAGACTAGACCCTGTGCTAATGACACTACCATAATTACAAAATATGATACTACATTACTTGTTGATACCCTTACTAACTACAAAACAGATACAATCCGTATTAATGGGGTTGAATACATAACGATTAAAGAGCAGCCTAAAACCATTGTAAAGACTATTAAGGTTAAGGAAATACAAACAAGTTATATAGTAGATAACCGAAGGTTAGGCATAATGGCTGATTCGGTGCGTTATTTTAGCACTTCTTTGCAAGATAGTATAAAGACTAGCAATAAATGGAAGTGGCGATTTTGGGGCTTATTAGGCATTTTAATTGGATACATATTAATTAAACGATTTGTATGGTCATATCTGAACATCTTACATTAGCAGAATTAATTCGTAGTGAATCTGCAAAGCGTAATGGCATTACTAATATGCCAACACCTGAACACATAGCTAACCTAAAAGAACTAGCTGAAAACATTTTTGAGCCTATAAGAGCCAATTTTAGATGCCCTATACTTATTTCAAGTGGTTATAGGTCTAAAGAATTAAACGCTAAAATAGGGGGTGCTAATACTTCGCAGCACTCACTTGGACAGGCAATAGATATAGATATGGATGGCACTAACTATGGTGTAACCAATGCAGAGATATTTCATTACATAAAAGATAAACTTCCTTTTGACCAACTTATTTGGGAATTTGGCAATGATACAAACCCTGATTGGGTTCATTGTTCTTATTCAGAAAGGCATAGAAAAGAGGTTTTAATAGCATATAAAACAAATGGTAATACACACTACAAAAAATTTTAATGCTACAAACAAAACGCAGAAGGCTTTTCTTTGATATAGAGACAAGTCCTAACATTGGCTTATTTTGGGAAGCAGGATATAAAAAAAACATTGATGTATCAAACATCATACAGGAACGAGCAATCATTTGCATCTGTTATAAATGGGAAGAAGAAAAAGAAGTTTACTCATTAAATTGGGATGCAAAGCAGAATGATAAAACAATGCTACAAAAGTTTATACTTGTCGCAAATCAGGCAAATGAATTAGTAGGTCATAATGGAGATAAGTTTGATTTAGCGTGGATTAGAACTAGATGTCTATTTCACCATATAGAAATGTTCCCTAAATATACAACCATAGATACCTTAAAAGTAGCAAGGTCAAAGTTCAGGTTTAATTCAAATCGTTTAAATTACATAGCAAATTTTTTAGGAATAGGGCAAAAGATTAAAACAGAGTATTCACTTTGGAAGGACATTCTTTTAAAGAGGGATAAAGTAGCAATGGAAAAGATGATTAAGTATTGCAAAAAAGATGTAACATTATTAGAGCAAGTATTTAAAGCACTTAATAATCATATAGAATCTAAAACTCATTATGGGGTTATCTTTGGACAGGATAAAGGTACTTGTCCTGAATGTGGTAGTGATGATATAATTGTAAATCAAAGAAGAACAACTGCATTAGGGGTAAAAAAGATACAATACATTTGTAAGACCTGTCATAAAATGCACTCTAAAACTGATAAATAATGAGCAAACTATTATATTCAATCATAGATGATTTGCTATATAGAGAAGAAAAGGGTAGGATGGAATATGGAACAACTATGGATAGAAAGGATTTAACTGAACAGGAATGGTTACAACACGCTTACGAGGAAGCATTAGATTTAGCTATCTATTTAAAAAAAATTATAAAAACTAAACAAGATGAAAATGCCAAAGGGTTTTAGCAAATGGAGTTTAACCGAACAAGAGTTATGGCTAGTTAATAGACTACAGGAATACTATGCAGTTGAAAGTCAAATAGTAAAGATGTTAGCAAAGATACGAGGCGGTCATAAGATAGAAGTAAAAGAGATTGATAGACCTGATGAAGCATTATTAAAGTCGTGAAGATTACAATCATATATCGTAAACTTGGTAAGGAACAGGCTTATGGCATTTCATCAAGTGATGGGGTTATAGAGATTGATGAAAGGTTAAAGGGTAGAAAGATGATGGAGGTTTTAATCCACGAACTAATGCACTTGACAAATCCAAAGGATAGTGAACAAACTATTATTCGTAAGAGTGTTCTATTAACCAAAGTTTTATGGAAGGAAGGTTATCGTAAGATAGATGACACTATTGATTTGCCTATGCAAGATGGCAGTATATAAGTGCGTTGGTCAGTCGCACCCCTGATTAGTTTACCTTTTAATAGGTCTAACGAAAATTGTCATTTGGTCAAAATCCCCTTCTTCTTCTGACCATTTAAAATCAATGTGATTAAGCCTTTCACCATAATCATTCTTAATTTTTTTAATTACCTTATCTAATTCTTTTAAACTTTTAAAATGGCTAAAGTCTTCTAAATCCCAATCTCCATTTTCTTGATTTGTGTAAATCATCAATTCATAAGTTGTAAAAAAATCAGGGTGGTCAAAAGGTAATTCTTTAGGTAATTGCCTAATGATGTCTTTAATTTGCAATTTGATAAGTGGGTTTATCATAATTGATTTTACAGTTTATAGTGTGTCTCACTTGTTTTTGGTTAATTTCAAAGAGCATAATTAATTTCTTAATTATAAAACAATATACAACTTATTAACGACATATCCAAATTTATTACACAAGCGGTAATATTCAAGGATAAGCGGTAAATACTAAATTTTTTAGTTTGTCCTGTTTTTTGGTTGGACAAAATATTGGACAATTTTTTGGACAAATACCACTCATCCATTCTATTTGCCGTTCATCAAATTAATTAAAAAAAGTGTGTACAATATTTGGAAATAGTGTTTATACCTTGTATATTTGCTTTACAAACAAACACTAAAACTAAAAATTATGAACAACGAAATTTTACTTGCTGAAAACAAATTAAGAAAAGGGCAAATTACAATTGAACAATTATGTGAAGTTGCTCAAAAGTACACACTTGATGAATTAACGGAAGTATGTTTATTTTTAAGTGATGCTAAAACAAGACTTAAAAAATACCTTGATGCTAGACCTAAATTAAAGTACCCTGTTAAAAAGTATATAAGTGAAAGACTTTATACTGATGTAAGAGCCTATGAAGTTATAAGACAAGTAAGCCCTAATGTAGTAGAAATAAGAGAATTAAGGACAGAGACAATAGAAAGCCCAAAAGAATTTTATGCAGGTGGATTTGCAGGACACTACGCTGATAATCACAATCAAAAGTATGAGTACTTTAGCAATGAAACAAATGAAATAAGAAGATTGAATTTAGCAAAGAATGGTTGGGGTAAGGGTAGATTTACAATGAGAGATACACCATATAAATTTTATGACTTTAATTTTTAATACCACTTATCAAGTTATATTACCGCTCATCACAATTTACTTGGAAATCATTTTAACAACTTGTATATTTGTTGTATAATTAAAAACCAAAAAAAAACTATGAAAAATTTATTAGAAAAATTAAAACCGCAAATTCAAGAACTAATCAACAATGATTTGCTTGAATATCCAACAAGTACTCAACTTTTAATTAATGAATTAACAAGTACTTATTATATGAACGAACTAAAATACTTTTGTATTTTAGATATTGAAAACTATTTTAGCAAAGTATATAATCACCGACCATCAAACGCTTGGGATTGTTTAGTTGAAAACTATAATGAATTATAATATGAGACACGCACTAACACAAGACAACAAACTAAATGAATTAGGCATTAACCTAGATTATTGGAGAGACAAGTATGAGCATTGCCACCGATTTTTCAAAGCTGAATACTATGAAAAGTATCAAGAAGCAAGGGAAAAATTTGGTGAGTATTACAGAGTTGCTTATCCAAATGCAAAACAAATAAAGCCATCAAAGGATTACACTATGATTGTTGACCTTACTGAAAAATATGAAGAATACGAACATTAATAAATAAAAAAAACAACTATGAACCTAGTCAAAATTCAAGCAGAATTAAAAGTGCCAAAAAATCAAACTAACTCATTCGGTAAATATAAATACCGAAGTGCTGAAGACATTATTGAAGCAGTCAAACCCATACTAAATAAATATGGAACTGCATTAGTAGTAAGTGATGAAGTAGTGCAAGTTGGAGATAGAGTTTACATCAAAGCTACTGCAACTTTATTAGATGCAACAGATGATGTAATTTCTGTCAATGGTTGGGCACGAGAAGAAGAAGTAAAAAAGGGAATGGATGCAGCACAAATAACAGGTAGTGCATCAAGCTATGCACGAAAGTACGCACTTAATGGATTATTTGCAATAGATGACACCAAAGATGCTGATGCTACAAATAACCATCAAGATGAAGTAGGCGAAGAAAAAAGAATGAAACTTATTTTATTACTTGAAAGCACTATTTGGGATGAGACATTAAAAAGCAAACAGGCAATTAAGATTAGCACCTTTACTACCAACGAGCAATACGACAAGGCATTAAAAATTATAATGGCAAATCAAAACAATTAATATGGAAAATATTTGGGGAATCAAAATAAGCAGAATAGTTTTACCTGAAGAAAAACTAACACAAAATGAATGGTTTAAAAAATTAAAGGTATCAAGTAGGTACTATGATAATGAGCCAATACACAATGCAATTTCGTTAAACAATCAATACAATTTTTCTAAAATTAAAAACCGACAAAATGAGTCAACAAACAATGGTGCTTAACCACCTAAAAAGTCAACCGCTTACACCATTAGTAGCGTTAAAAAAATATGGTACAATGAGATTAGCTGCATTAATTTTTAACCTTCGTGATGAAGGACACAACATTAAAACAAAGATTGTTAATGTAGGAAGTCAACGCAACTCTAAATTTGTTGCAGAATATACACTATTTAAAAATAAAAACTAATGGAAAACGAACAAGTAAAAAAGAAGTATGGTGCGTGGAAAAAACAAACACCTAAAGGTGAAGTAATCAATTTTAGCATTGAAGGCAAGAAGTATAATATGTGGGTCAATACATATAAGAAAGCCGACAATCAGCCTGATTATCAAATTTATGAAGACAATTATAAACCCAAAGATGATATAGAATTTTAATTATGCAAACAATAGAAACGAACATTATAGATTATTATTTAGCACAAAAGAAAAATTTAAGACAATTAAAAAATACTTTAGTTGCACATAATCTAATTGAAAAGGATGAAAGTAATAGAAACAATAACAGAGTTACAATGAAAAAGCTAGTTGGATTAGTTGAAGAAATTTTTGATACGGATGTATTAGCAAAGAATAGAATGCAAAATACAGTCTTCGCAAGAAAAGCAGCAGCTTATATCTTAAAAAAGCATACATCATTATCTTTAAAAGAAATAGCACCATACATAGGAGTAAGCGACCATACTACAGTCCTTTACAATATATCAACTGCTAGAAATTTAATCACAACTGAAGATTGGTATAAAAATAAAATTGATGAAGTTGAAAATGAAATCAAAAATTTTAATACCTTTGTACAGAATTAAAAAACTACTATGTCGTATATAGTATTAAAAACAATATTAGGGCGAGGACAAACCGCAGATACGACCTGCGGCAAGTCCGAACCCTATTTTTTTTATGAATAGAGATTTTAAAGGAGTATGGATTCCAAAAGAAATTTGGATAGATAAAGATTTAACTTGGATGGAAAAGCTACTTTTAGTAGAAATAAATAGCCTAGATAATGCAGATGGCTGCTATGCATCAAATCAATACTTTGGTGATTTTTTTAATTTAAGTACATCACGCATTAGCGAAATAGTCAATTCATTAGTAGAAAAAAAGTATATAACAAGTACTTTAATATACGAAGGATTGCAGGTTAAAAAGAGAGTACTAAAAACCATAGGGGTATTCGGAATACCGAAGGGGGGTATTCGGAATACCGAAGGGGGGTATTCGGAAAAGGCGAAGGATAATAATACACTTATTAATAATACATTAATATATAATAGGTTTGTAGAAGAAAGTTTAAAATCATTTGAAAATTTATTAACACCATTCAAAGATATAATAGGCAATAATTACAAAGATTTTTTTGATTATTGGACAGAGCCAAATGCTAAAGGAAAGTTAAGATATCAATGCGAAAAGTTTTTTGACATAAAAAGAAGAATTAATACTTGGAATAAAAACACAAACAAATATGCAAATCCAAAAACATTTAACCCAACCGCTGCAAGTCAATCAAGAATGGCAACCCTTAAAGAGTGGGTACATAGTTGATAATGAAATACTAAATTCATTCAATGGCGAAAAGCTAAATCTAGTATCACCAATAACATTAAGGGAAAATCTAGCTTACATATTTACTTTACTAGGATTTAAGAACTATCCTGATAAGGAAGAAATGACAATCATAGAAGATTTTATTAGAAGTAGCTACCCATTATACACAATACAAGAATTTAGAATTGCTTTTAAAATGGCGGTTCAGGGTAAGTTAGATTGTATAACCGAACACTATGAGAAGTTTAGTCCGAAGTTTATAGGTCAGATTATGGTAGCATATACAAAAAAAGCTAATGAAGTTAGAAGAATAGCAAAACCAAAAATAAACCAATTAGAGCCACCAAAATTAACTGATGAGGAGATAATACTATTTACGCAGAAAGAGTGGCAAGATTCATCTAAAAGCGACTACAATAGAGTATTTAATGCAGATAGAGTATTTGATATTTTATTAAAACAAGGTAAATTAATATTTGAGCCTAAAGAAATGCAAAAGATTGTTAGAATAGTTAGAGAAGATAATGCACAAAGATTAAAGAAAATGTATGGCACAGATGCAAAAGAGTTTAATAAGAAAATTAAGGATAATGATTTTGTAGATACACAATGTAAAAAATTAGCACTTGTCAAATATTTTGAAAACCTATCAAGTTAGGTACACACATTACGGAGTAGTAAAATGGTGCTATACAAATAACCTTAAAGATTGCTATTTATCTATACCTGATTTAGAAAACAATAAAGACAGGCTTTTATTCACACAAGAATTTTACGACAAATTATGGATATTTCAGCAAACGAACTTACTCAATGGGCAAAGTTAAATTTAGGTTATATTGGAGTTAGACTTAACAGAGTTAACAATATCCCTTATGGCAGAAGAAAAGGAACAATAGAAAAGGGATGGGCAGACCTACAAGGATATAATACAGAAGGTAAATATGTGATGGTAGAAGTTAAAAAACTAGGTGATAAATTAAGTAAAGAACAAATTGAAAGGTTTACAGATTGTTGGAAATGTGGAAGTTTAGTCTATATTTGTACTGAAGTAGAAAATAAACCTGCTTTGGTGGAATGGACAAAAATAAAATTGTAGAACAATATTGGCTTAATGATGAAGTAAATCAGGCATTTGCAAAAATGCAACCTGAAGAATTGCAATATGATTTAAAGGTAGAAGTGTTTATGGTTCTACTAGAAATGGATGATGAGAAGTTATTTGGCTTATACGAAAGAGGTGAGATAAGGTTCTACATAGTACGAACTATGCTCAATATGATTAAATCAGACAGAAGCCAATTTTGGAAAAAGTACAGGAACTATACTGAATATGAGGACAAAGAACAGGCTGAAACGGAACAAAATAGCGTTATTGATATAATGGAGAATGGTATAGAAAAACTACATTGGTATCAAAAAGAGATATTAAACCTATACACTTTTGACTTTAATAAGAACGCAAAAGAGTTAAGCAGAAAAACAGGCATACCATATATGTCAATCATAAGAACATTAAAACAAACAAAAACCGAACTAAAAAAACACATTCGCAAATGATTCAAATTATTATAACAAGTGTCTGTACATCATTATTTTTTAATTCAATACACAACCTTCATCGTAAATGGCATATCAACTTCAAGCCTTTCAGTTGCGGAAGTTGTTTGGCTGCGTGGATTGGGGTCGTACTCTATTTGTCACCTAAATTAGTTTTAGACATAGCAAGTGTATTGTTTATATCAGGATTTTTAGGTGCAATCATTGAAACATTAATGCACAAGATATGGAACTAAAACATAGGGAATTTTTAAAGGAACATTATTATAATTACGAAACTGCTTTAAGTGGCTATTTAAGAAATTTAGATTTACCTGTTCTTAAAATGTATGAGGAAATTTATAGGACATATATTGATGCAGGATTCATTCTTACTATTTGGTGTGCGTTTTGTAGAATGGATATGATTTTAAGATTATACAAACATTACATAAATTTAGAGAATGGCAAATAATATACATCCAACTGCAATCATAGGTAATAATGTTATACTAGGTGATAACAATTACATAGGTGCTTATTGTATTATAGGCGACCCTGCCGAACATAAGAAGTATTGGGATAAGTCAAAAGGCAAAGTAATTATTGGAGATAATAATATTATTACAGGCTTGGTTACGATTGATGCAGGTACAGAATACGAAACAATTATTCAAAGTAATTGTTTTATAATGAAACACGCACATATTGGACACGATTGTTGGATTGGAAGTAATGTAACAATTAGTTGTGGAGCAAAAATAGGTGGTCATTCTACTATAAAACCTAATTCAAACATAGGATTAAATGCAGTATTGCATCAATTTAGTGAAATAGAAGAAGGTTGTATGATTGGAGCAAGTGCATTTTTTAAAGGTGAATCAGAACCATATACAAAATATGCAGGTGTACCTGCTAAATCTTTAGGACAAAATATAATCAAATGAACGCAGTAATATTTTTAAACTACAAAAATTATAGTGTTAAAACATTAGGCATCAACTTATCTAATGCAGGTTTAGATGTTGAGCAAGTTGTAATAGTAAAAGAAAAAGGAATAGCTAATGCTATTAATGTTGGTCTAAATAAAATAGACTTTAGCAACATTCAATATGTTACTTTGTTATCTAATGATATTTTAGAGCCTGATAATTGGTTAAAGGTAAGAAATATATTTATGCAAGACAAAAGCGTAGGTATATGTGCAATACCATTAGTCGGTGGCTTTGATGACACAACAGATATAATAGGAAACTTTACAATAAGCAAAGAAGTTATAAAAAATGTAGGTGCGTTTAATACTGCACTTGACCCTTATGGTGCTATTGACCTTGACTATTGCACACGAGTAAGAGCAGCAGGATTATATACTAAATATATTCATTTAGGTTGGGCAACTCATATAGAACAGAATGGAATAGATGCTTATGGTTATAACAAGAATGAATTAGTCAAAAGTACTTGGGAATTACATACTAGCAATGTTGCAAACTATTCAAATGGCAGCAAAACATATTACCTTCCTTTATGAGAATCCTAGCAATAACAAGTAAATTTAGTGGGGTTGGCTATCATAGAATAATGATGCCATTAGTTAATATGCGTAAGGATTATTGTATGATTACAGATACAATCAATGAAGCAGTATTTGATAATAATTATGACATAGTAATATTCAATAGATTCCTAGCACATACTGAAATAATTATGCTAGAGGCTATGCGAAAGAGATACAAGTTTAAGTTAGTGGTTGATAATGATGACTATTGGATTTTACCACCTTCACATATTTTATATGAAAGATACAGGGATAGTGATGTAACTAAAAGGATAACTGACTTTATTAGAATAGCAGACCTTTGCACTTGCACACACGAAAGATTAGCAGAAGAAATAGCCATCTACAATCCTAATGTAGAGATACTTCCTAATGCTTTACCTTATGGTAAAGAGCAGTTTCAAGATAATAAGATTGAATCAGATATGGTTAGGTTGTTTTGGTCAGGTTCAGGAACACATACACCTGATTTAGATATATTACGACAACCAATGAAGAAGATAAACTTTCCTGTTAGGACAGTTATTGCAGGATATAATCTAGGTGAGAAACATCTTTGGGATAGAATGATAGGAGTATTTACAAACGGATTAAAGTTAAACCCTACCATATATGATTATGCAGAAATTACAAAGTATATGGGTGCTTATGCTGATTCTGATATAAGCATAATTCCTTTAGTAGAAAACAAGTTTGGTTCAATGAAATCTAATTTAAAGGTATTAGAAACTGCAGCAAAGAAAAACCCTGCCATAGTTAGTAATGTGCATCCATATAAAAATATGCCTGTATGCTATGTAAATAAACAAACTGATTGGTACAAATGGATTAAGCTATTGACATTTGATGAAGCAGCTAGGATAGAATACGGACAAAAACTATTTGAGTTTTGCAATAAAGAGTTTAACTTTGATGAGATAAATAAAAAAAGGTATAATATTTTTAATAAACTAATAGGAAATGAAAAATCATACTAAAGTCTATTTGAACCATTTTGGTTACACAGGTGAGGATTTTATACCTTGTGAAACTTGTGGAGCAAGGGCAGTAGATATTCATCATATTGAAGCAAGGGGAATGGGGGGAACAAAAAAAGGAGATACAATAGATAATCTTATGGCATTGTGTAGAGAGCATCATTTAGAATACGGAGACAAAAAACAATATATGGATTTTTTAAAAACTAAACATAAAGACAAATTAAATGCAACAAATTACAGAGGTTAAAGTAGTTAGTATTAATGAAATTAAACCACATCCAAAAAATCCTAGATTGATTAAGGATTCTAAATTTAAAAAACTCATACAAAGTTTGACAGATTTTCCTGAAATGTTACACGCAAGACCTATTGTTGTTAATGAAGATGGAGTTATTCTTGGTGGCAATATGAGATATAAAGCTGCAATTCATTTAGGATATAAAGAAGTACCTGTTATATATATTTTAGGTTGGAGTCAAGAACAACAAGATGAGTTTATGATTAAAGATAATACTAACGCAGGTCAATTTGATTGGGATGAGTTAGCTAACACTTGGGATAATGCAACACTAAAAGAGTGGGATGTAATTCAATGGGATGTACCTGATTTTAATCCAAACCTTATACCTGAAACGAATCACAAGGTAGTAACTGCTAATGAGGTAAAACAAGTAGAGGGTAAAATGAGTGATAGAATGAGTGACATATCTAAAGTAGAGGAGATGGAAGTATGTTGCCCTGATTGCGGAAGCACATTTTATGTTAGAAAATAATTACAATATGATATTTGAACAAGTAGCTGAAACATTATTAGGTCAATATTTTAAGAACGCTAAAACTGCAATAAGAAATCCACACGCATATACATTGAGAGAAAATTGGAAAAATGATATATTGTTTAATAATGTAGTAAAATATATAAGAGAGCATAGCGAAATAGAATGGTTTTGGAAAAAGCCATACCAAATTTTTAAATTAAATGGCTATAAATATTGGACTATGGGAGCTCCAATTAATGAAACTATTTTAATTAATAGAGCAGTAGTAGAATATAAAACAGAATATGATACAATAGCTGACAAGTATTTTGAAATGTTTAATAATGAAGAAAGTCATTTAGAGGAGTTAGAATTATTTAAAAAGTTAGATATAAAAGGAAGTGTATTAGACATTGGCTGCGGTTATGGTATGGCATTAAATTATATTAATTCGGAAAAATATCTAGGCATTGATATTTCTATAAATCAATTAAAAACATTAAAGCAAAACTTTACAAACAAAGATGTATTAAATTGTGCATTTGAAGATTTTTATACTCCTTTAAAGTTTGACACAATTATTTCATTATTTGGAAGTCCTTCATATATAAATCCAACATCTTTACATAGAGTTAAGTCAATGTTAAGTGTAGGAGGTAAGGCATATTTAATGTATTTTAAAGATGGGTATTTCCCAATTACTCACGAAAATTTAAATATAAATACTAATTACTATACATCAAATCAAGATGGCTTTATTTTTAATAATTATAAAATAGTTACTTATGAAAATAACGATACAAGCTATTAAGGATAGAGAAAGTAATGTAGTAAAAATTATTAACCAAATCAAAGCAGAAGTATATTATGATTATGGAATGAATGGTTGTTTTAATTCTTTTGTTCAAATGCTAAATATTCCATTTGATGATTATAAATTACATTTACAAGATGATATAATAATTCCTGAACAATTTGAGAAATATCTTGAAGTAATTAAAAATGATATGAAAGAAAAGGACATAGATGTATTATCTTTATTTGCACCAAGAAGGGCATTTCTTAAAAGCCAATATGAAAAAGGAATCAAATATAGTGAGTTCCCAAATTTTTTATGGTTACAAGGTACTGTGTTTAGTCGGAGAGCAGTAGATGAAATGAAAGAATATTTAAAAATTAATACTCAAATAAAATGGGATGATGTATTTGTCGCAGCTTATTTAAAACACTACAAAAGGAAAGCGTATGTACATTTGCCTAGTATTATACAACACAATATAAATATAAATTCATCAATGGGAAACGCTAATAGCATTAAAAGAACTTCTGACATTTATGATAAAAATTACATAAAAAACTATTATGCATAAAAACATTGATATAATAAAAGTTGATTTTTTTCCTGAATATGATATACTTTATTGCGACCCACCATGGGAAGACAGAATGGTTAAGTTTTTTCAAACACAATTAAAAAAAGATACAGGATTAATAGTTGAAAATGATATAGATTTAATACTAAATAAATTAGCATCTTTAAGTAATTGTAATAAACCTGCATTTGTTGAGTATTCTATTTTAGGAACAGAAAGAGTTATAAGTCATTTTGAGAATAGTGGTCATAAACATATAGAAACAATTTTAGGACATCAAAAAAATGGATTGCCATACAATATCATTTCATTTAATACTTCGCTTAAATTGCCTGATAATCCCAAAGGATTTAATATTGTTAATTATGTAGTAAGAAGCCTAAAACCAAATATAGTATTTGACCCTTTTGCAGGTATAGGCAAAACAGCTGAAGCAGTTTATAAAAGCGGTGCTAAATATATAGGTTATGAATTAAATCCAAAGAGGTATGAAAAGTTAATGAAAGTAATATCAAAGTATGAAAGTATTTAAAAACCAAAATGTTTACGAAGCTGCTTTAGATAGAATCCGTTATTTATTTGATGAGTTCCCTAATGTAGTAGTAGCTTTTTCAGGTGGAAAGGATAGCACAGTTATTTTAAATATGGCTTTAAAGGTTGCTGAAGAAAAGAATCGGTTGCCAATTTCAGTAGTATTTATTGACCAAGAAGCGGAATGGCAAAATGTAATTAACTATGTTGAGAATATAATGTATGACAAAAAAGTTATACCATATTGGTTACAAATACCCATAAAGTTATTTAATAGCACGAGCACTACAGAAGAATGGCTTATAACTTGGGAGCAAGGTAAGAAGTGGATGAGAGAGCAAAACCCCATATCTATAAAGGAAAACAAATATGGCACAGATAGATTCTCAAAACTATTTGATAAAGTAATTGAAGTTGAGTTCAATGATAAAAAGACTGCATTACTAGGTGGAGTAAGAGCAGAGGAGAGTCCAAGAAGGGCATTGGCTATGACACAACAAGCTACTTATCAAGACATTACTTATGGCAAAGTGTTCAATAAAAAGTTAGAGCATTATGTATTTTATCCATTATATGATTGGAGTTACACAGATATATGGAAAGCCATACACGATAACAATTGGAAGTATTGTAAGATTTACGACTATATGTATCAGTATGGTTATTCTATTTTAGATATGAGAGTAAGTAACTTACATCACGAAACCGCATTTAAGCAGTTGTTTTTCTTACAAGAAATTGAGGCTGATACTTGGGTTAAATTAACTGATAGAATAAAAGGAATAAATACGGCAGGACAAATGAAAGGTGAGGCATTTAGGATTAAGGAAATACCATATATGTTTAGTAGTTGGGTTGAATATAGAAACTATTTATGTGATAATCTAATAAGTGATGAGACAATCAAAGAGAAGTTTTATAAGTATTTTAAAAAGATAGATGCAACTTATAAGCATAAATGGATAATGGATAGAGCAAACAAAGTATGTGTTAACGCTATCTTATCTAATGATTATCATAGCACTACAATAGATAACTTTGAAAGAAATGGAGAGGCACAAGGTTATAGAAGATTCCTAAAAGGTACAGTAAACCCATTATATTACAATTATTATAAAGCAAAGAATGAAGCAGATTAAAGATACAATACTAGAGCATTTTGAGAAAGCAAACAATAAACTAGATTTTATAGCCGAGTTAAGGAAATGGATTCACGAGGAGTTAAGCCCTGTTAATTCACAACCGATTGACTATATAAGATGGGTTAGCATAGATGAGGTACAACCTAATGACTATAACCCAAATAGCGTAGCAAAGACAGAGATGCAATTACTTTATCACTCAATCCAACACGATGGCTATACCCAACCTATTGTAACCATATATGATGAATCAATAAAGAAATATGTAATAGTAGACGGATTCCACAGATACTTTACCTGCAAAAACAATAGAGACATATATGAAAGAAATCTAGGTATGTTGCCAATTGTAGTAATAAAGAAAGATATTAACGACAGAATGGCAAGTACAGTTAGACATAACCGAGCAAGGGGAAAACACTCTATAACAGGAATGTCAAGTATGGTATTCAAGATGTTAGAGAACGGATGGGCAGATGAAGAAATATGTAACGAGTTAGGTATGGAAGTTGAAGAGTTGCTTAAACTAAAACATATAACAGGATTTAGCAAATTGTTTGCAGATGCTGAATACAAAAAAGCGTGGGAAAGTAAGAGCCAAATTAAAATCAGGTTAGACTATAATAAAGATAAAACAGAACAATAACAGAATGAGCAAGGAACATTTAATACCATTTGTCAAAGGTCAATCAGGCAATCCTAATGGGAGACCAAGAAAGTATGTTACATTACTAAAAGCACAAGGATATAAGTTAAGTGAGATTAATGATACCATTCAAGCAATGATGTCAATGAATAGTGATGAACTTAAATCAGTGTATGACAATCCTGATGCCACAATATTAGAAAAGACAATAGCACACGCTATGAATAAAAGCCTAGCTAAAGGAAGCCTTTACTCACTTGAGACATTATTAACAAGGGTATATGGTAGACCTAAAGAACAGGCTGAAATTGATATTACAACTGATAATACAATAACAGTTAAGTTTATGCCTTATGGAAATAATATTACCACAACCCCATAGCACTCAATTACCTGTATTAGAATCAAATAGCAGGTTTATTGTTTTAATGTGTGGCAGAAGATGGGGGAAGTCTTTAGTTTCACAAATTATTGCTATTAAAGAAGCATTAGAGGGGAAGTCAGTTGCTTATGTTACTCCTACATTTTTACTATCCAAAGTATTCTTTGATGAGTTATGTACTCACTTACCTGATGGAGCATACAAAACTAATAGGTCAGATTTAATCATTGAGTTTAGAACAGGGGGAAAGATTAGATTCTTTACAGGTACAAGGCTTGATTCATTTAGAGGATTGAAGTTTCATAAAGTAATTATGGATGAGGCTTCTTTTATACCTGACCTTGAGAAAGGTTGGCTTAATTCAATACGACCTACATTAACTGATTATCAGGGTGGTGCTATCTTCTTATCTACACCTAAAGGCACTAACTACTTTTATAGCTTATTTATGAAAGGCGGTGAGACTGATTGGGAGAGTTTTAAATTTAGCACTTATGACAATCCAACTATACCTGCAAGTGAAATAGATTCAGCTAAATTCCAATTACCACACGCAGTATTTGAGCAAGAATATATGGCAAACCCTGCCGAGAATAGTGCAAATCCTTTTGGTAGTGAGTTCATTAGAAAATGTATATCTCCTATGAGTGGTCGCATACCTGTATCATTTGGTATAGATATTGCCAAGTCTGTGGATTGGACAGTTATAGTTGGGTTGGATGATTTAGGGCAAGTATGCTACTTTGATAGATTCCAAATGGATTGGCATAATACAAAAGAGAACATTAAACGATTACCAAAGGCTCATACTTTAATAGATAGCACAGGAGTAGGAGACCCTGTACTAGAGGATTTACAACGCAGTGGTATGCAAATAGAAGGGTTAAGGTTTACGAGTTCAAGTAAGCAGCAATTAATGGAAGGGCTATCTGCTGCAATACAACAAAAACAAATTAAGTATCCTGATGGAGTAATCGTAGATGAATTAAACATCTTTGAATATATCTTTACAAGTACAGGAGTTAGATATTCAGCACCTAGCGGATTCCACGATGATTGTGTAATGGCATTAGCATTAGCGTGGTCAAGTTACAATACAAGGAGAGGAACAGGCAGATACAGCCTAGCATAACCGCTTATCATTGATATTTACCGCTCATCACAAAGTTTAAAAATAGTTGCTTAAATATTTGGTAGAAGGTGTTTACAAGTAGTATATTTGTATAACAAAAACCAAATAACTATGAGCACACAATTCAAAACAATCAACCGCACTTGGTTCAAAAACCAAATGAGAAAAGGTAACTTAATCGTAAAATGCACAGGAAAGTATAGTGATGACTACGCTTTTGATGCTGCTTACAATTTCCAAAAAGATGAGTATTTTAATGTAGCTGACAAAAACTACTTTGATGATTGGTATATCTCTAGGGTGAGAATCTATGGAGATAAGCAAGGCGAAATTTCCGTATGCTTTGCAAGTTGCGAATACTATACTTTTAAAGCTATAAACAATTAATTATGAACACTTACACATTTAGAATAACTTTAGATGGAATACAAAAAGCCGTATTTACTAACTGCAAAACTGACTTTGAAGTATGCAAATATTTACTAAATAGTCAAGGAAATAGTATGAGCCACGCTTTGAAGTATGAAGGTTGGAAAGTAGAGGAAATCAATGAACAAAATTTTGAATCTTTTTTTTGGAACTTAAACTAAACAATATGAAAACTAAAACAATGGAACTAACAAATCAAGAATTATCCTTATTATTAGATTCTGTAAATAGCAGAATAAGACAAATAGATAAACTATTAAACTGCTTTGATGACCCTATATTAATTAAAATGTATAGCAATGACAGAATAAAATTAGAGGAATTAGAAACTAAATTAATAAAATTATGAAACAAAGACAATACAAAATAGAGGCAGTAATAATATTGGTGGTCGCTTTTTTAGTGACTGCTTACCTACAAAACATTTAACTTACTATCCCTGCTTAATTAAATTAATAATCGTTAGTGGGTTATCCCAATGGGGGCAGGGATATTTTAAAACAAAAACTATGAAACCATACGAACTAAAACAAAGTATATTAGACAATTTAGAAATAGAAGTTCTAATTGAACGAATCAAGAAACAAGAAATTGAAATAGCAATAAGGGATTTACAAATCAAAGCACTTAAAGAATATTTGGAATATGAAAAACAATTAAACTTAATAGCTAAAACAAATAACCTATGAAAACAGCAATGCAAGAGTTACTAGATGAATTAAAAGAATATCAACTAGAATTTAATATACCTATTGAAGTAATAGATATGTGCGAAAGTCAATTAAATGTAGAAAAAGAGCAGATAATGAATGCTTATGTTAAAGGATTTGATATTAGTGCGGAAGGTTGGAATGGCGAATATGGGATAAAAGATTTTAATAATATTAAAGAAGAAATTAAAGCAGAAGAATACTACAACCAAACCTATAACCAAAACAAATAACTATGAAAGAAATACTAGAGTACATAATAGAACTCATAAGATTAATTTTAGGTACAATATTAGGTGTGGTGCTATTAATAATTGTTGTATCTTTATGCAAAATCAAGGAACTATGTGGGAAAAAATAAGCGTATGGCAATACCAACAGATATACAATGTTCTTAACTCAAAGGATAAGAATGATACTGACCTTGACATTAATGTACGATTAGTTGCAATAGTCAACAATATGACAGAGATGCAAATAGATAGCCTTCCTTTAGATGAATATGCAGAGATGAGTAAAAGTATTGCTTTCTTAAATGAGCCTATTAATGGGAAGCCTGTAAAGTTTATTGGCATATCTAGGAGTAGAAGGTATAGAATAAATTACGATGTCAGTAAGATGCCATTTGCAAGGTATATTGAGAGCAAGGTATTTAGTCAGGATTTATATGGCAACCTGCACAAGTTAGCAGCGACAATGGTTATTCCGCAGAAAAGAAAGCTAGGCTTTTGGGTTGACTTACCCTATGATGCAAGTAGCCATCAAGAATACGCTAATGATATGTTAGAAGCAAAGTTTATAGATGTTTATCACTCGTTGGTTTTTTTTTATCAACTATACAGAAATTGGATAGAAGTTTCACAGGATTATATGGCGAACAAAATGACAAAGGCAGGGATGAAGGAGCAAGAAGCGACAGAGGTGGTAGTAAATTTATTGAGTATTTTGGATGGCAGTATAGTACCAAACTTATTGCCGAGTACGAAAATTGCACAGTTACGGAAGCGTATGAACTCACAACAATAGAATGTCTTAATATCCTGTCCTATCTAAAAGCAAAGACAGATTATGACAATGAGCAAATAAAGAAGGTTAGATAGTTTTTTAGTTTTTGGTTACCGACCCCATCCTTAAAAAGGTGGGGTTAGTTATTTTTAGGCATTACTCTATTTATTAGTAATGAATATATCCCAATCACAAGCTAAATTTTTAGCATCTAAAATACTTAATACATTAGGTACTGCAAATATCCCTGATGGGGAATTGCCTGTAGTTGAGGAGATTATGAAGTTATTTGGTGGTGTATTTATTACAGAAGCACAATCTAATCTGCGTAAGAATAAGTCAATAGCATCAGGTGCAATTAACGACATAAGGATTCAACAAAACAAGTTTGGCAATACTTATGTTTTATCATTAGGTTACCCTGAAAACAAACCTGCTTCTAAATACTTTGAGTATGTAAATAAGGGTGTAAAGGGAACTAAAAACGAGAAGGCTGATTCAAAGACCCCATTTAAATTTAATCCATCTAAAAAGAGCATCCCTGTTTCAGTAGTAGAAGGGTGGCTAGGTTATAACAAACTAAAGGCAGTATCTGTAAAACGATATACAAAACTAGGAGTAGAATTAAAAGCAATAGATAGTAAAAAGTCATTAGCTTATGTAGTAGCTAGGTCTATTCATAGAAAAGGATTAAGAAGTACGCATTACTTTGATGAAGCATTGACTTCAACATTTGGTAGTAATTTTACTACTGTTATACTAGCAGCTTTAGGAGAAGATATAAATATAAAGATTCAAGCAACAAATAAACAAAACAATGGCAATAACAATACAAAGTAGTCCTGCACCTTATAGTAGTATGCACGATGACTTATGGTTCGTATCAAGTTCAACAAACGCAACTTCAACAACTGCGTTTAAATTCGTGTATGATGTTTATGTGAATAATGCACAAGTAAGCAGAACAAAGGTGTATCCATCTCCTTCAGCAGAGGGCAGCTATGGTATATTTAACGCATCACCAATGGTAAGGTCTTATGTAACTAATTACTTTGAGCCTTCAGGTTCATCAATATTAGTAGCATCTAATGACAAAATAAAGGTAGCATCAGAAATTAAAGTAGGTGAGGAGTATATAAGCGGTGGTAATTTAGTTACAAGTTTAAACCTTGCATCAGGTGCTTTGAGTGCTTACAATTATTATCCACCATTATTTGCAGATATTCTATTTACAAATAACAATACCCCATTAGTATTGTCTGATTATTATGACAATTTACTAATAGAAAACTTTACAGATGATTGGATTACGGAAAGAGACAATGAGAATATTACGATTGAATATGGGGATAATTTTTATGCAACTTATTTTAAGATTACTGCAGGTTCTTATTCGGCTTTCATTGATGTTATAAATGAATCAGGTTCTGTAATAGATACTGCAAGTGGTGGAATTACCTTTAATGGTGAGATGAACTTATTTAATTTACAGGCAGGGCATATCAATACATTCGCAGGTAGAAGTTTAATTACTGCATCTACTTATGGCTACAATGTTTATATTAAATTAGGGGTGGCAATATCTAGGAAGTTACAATTTATACAAAAGTGCTATCCTAAATATAAGCAGTACAATTTACATTTCCTTAATAGGCTAGGCGGTTGGGATACTATGAAGTTTGCTTTGGTTAATAAACGAAGTACTGAAGTACAAAGGGCTTCGTACAGAAGGAACGATTGGCAGATAAGTGGAAACATTATGACTAACATAGATGGTTATAACAAGTATAACGAAACTACTTTGAACTATGCTATTCAGCACAAGGATAAGTTTCATCTTATATCTGATTGGGTGAGCCAACAAGACTACGAATGGTTAGCACAACTATTTGCAAGTACTATTACATATATGGAAGTACAGGGTGCTTATTTCCCTGTTACTATTAGCAGCACAAACTATGAGTACAAGTTAGAAAGTAGCGACAAGTTATTTAACTTTGAAATTGACATTGAAGTAGGTAAATATTTAACAAGCCAATTTAGATAATGATTAGTACAGAGATATATGTAGAAGATTATAAGCTAGATTTATTGCAAGATATAAGTACAGAGTTTACTTATGCCATTGATGATATTACAGACTTTGGTAGTAAAAATACTTCCTTTAGCAAAACAATATCATTATCAGGTACTGCTATAAATAATCAAATCTTTGGCTTTGTATTTGACTTGGGTAATGCTAACTTCTTTGATAATACTTTACCTAATGTTAACTATAACTTCAATGCTAGTAAAGCAGCACAATGCAAGATATTTATTGACAAGGTACAAATATTTAAGGGTACATTAAGAATACTTGAGATAGTTGTAGATAATAAAACAATAGAATATCAATGTTCTGTGTTTGGTGAGTTAGGCGGATTTATAACTGCATTAGGAAATTCAAGAATAGAAGATTTAGATTTTAGTGCATACGACCATACTTATAATGTTTCAAATATTACAAGCAGTTGGAATAGCATAACAGGTGCAGGTTATTATTACCCATTGATTGACTTTGGCAATGTAAGCACAGGAACTTATGGTGTTTTAAAAAAGGATTTTCAAGTAAGTACATTTAGACCTGCTTTATTTGTTAAAGAATATATAGATAAAATATTTGCAGGAACTGATTATACATATACTTTAGATTTAGAAACACCTGATTTAAATTTATTTAATAGACTTATAATACCACATAATCAAAAGGTTTTATCTAGTTCAAGTAATGTTCAATTAAAAGCATACCCAATAGACCAAACATATAGTGGAACTGCAGTTGAATTATATTTGCAATTTGGAACATTTACATTAGGTAATTTTACTTTAACAGAAAGCAATACTAAATTTACTTTTACAGGTGCTACTTCAAAAGTAGTAAATATAGATTTTAATGTAAACGCAGAGTGGGCAATAGGTCAAAATGCTACAATGTCTTTAAAGAAAAATGGAACTGCTATTGCTTCATATAGTATGGGTAGCGGATTTAGTGGTAATTTTTTCCAAGTAAACTTTAATTTAACAGGTGTAACAATTAATCCAACTGATTATTTTCAATTACATATTACTTGGTCATTAGGTAGTCAGCCTTATGAGTTTAATAGTTTAAGTTCTTCAGGATTTAATATGACAACTACTTCAGTAGAAATAGTACCTATTAATTATGGCGAAACTATTAAAATTAATAATGTAATTCCTAAAGGTATCTTTCAAAAGGATTTCTTTTTAAGTATTTGCAAAATGTTTAACCTATATGTTTATGATGATAAGTGGGATGACAAAAAGATACTAATAAAACCTTATATAAATTTTTATCCTTCAGTTAGCGACAATGCAGAGGATTGGTCTAATAAAATAGATAGGTCAAAACCTTTAAGCATTAAACCAATGAGTGAACTTAATGCAAGATACTTTCAATATAAGTATAAGACAGATAACGATTTTTATAATGAAAACTACACAAAGAAATATAGCGAAGGATACGCAGATAGGATTTATGATACAGAGTTTGACTTTGCAAAAGATACAGAAACAACAGATATAATATTTGCACCTAGCGTTCTATTTCAACAAACAGGAACTGATAAAATATACCCTGCTATTTATAAACTATCTAACAACAACACAAAAGAGGATGTTATGGATAGTGTTATAAGAATTATGCAAGTTAAAAAGATAACAGGTGTAGCTAGTTGGAATATAATGAATCTTGCAACTGTATTAAGTAGTCCTACTTCTTATGGTTATGCAGGGCATTTAGATGACCCTACTACTCCTGCTAATGATATTAACTTTGGAGCACCTAAAGAGTTATCATTTACCCCTACAACATATCCTACAACAAATCTATTTAACGCATATCATAGTGATTACATAGCCGAGATTACAGACAAGAATAGTAAACTATTAACTTGTTCTGCTTTGCTTAATACTATTGATATATTGAATTTAGACTTTAGCAAATACATTTGGATAGATGGAGTTTTATTTAGGCTAAACAAAGTTGATGGATTTAATCCTATGGAATACAATACAACCAAAATAAGTTTATTAAAAGTAATTGAAACAACATACACATAATGGCAAATAATTTACAATATAAAGTAGAGGTTGATGGCGAACAAGCCAAAGGTGCAGTAAAATCATTTAGAGAGCAATTAAGAGAAGCTAGTAAAGATGTAATTAACTTATCTGAAAAGTTTGGTGCTACATCAATAGAGGCAGTAAACGCAGCAAAGAAAGTAGCTGAACTTCGTGATAGAATTGGAGATGCAAAATCATTAGCTGATGCTTTTAATCCTGATGCAAAGTTTAAAGCGGTAACTTCATCTTTATCAGGAATAGCAGGTGGCTTTGGTGCGGTGCAAGGTGCAATGGCTTTGTTTGGTGCTGAAAGTGAGAATGTTCAAAAGACATTACTTAAAGTTCAATCTGCAATGGCTTTGTCTCAAGGATTACAATCAATAGGTGAAAGCGTAGATAGCTTTAAACAATTAGGTGCAGTAATTAAAAGTACATCTTTATATCAAGCTGCATATAATTTTATAATGGGTGAAACTATTGTTGCAACAGAAGCGGCAACAATTAGTACAGTTGAACAAACAATAGCATTAGAGGCAGAGGCAGTAGCAACAACAGGAGTTGCAACTGCAACAACAGGAGCAACAATAGCTTTAAGATTATTTAGAGCAGCATTAGTAGCAACAGGAGTAGGTGCTTTAATTGTAGGGGTTGGTCTTTTGATTGAATATATGTCATCATTAGCAGGTGCTACTGAAAAAGCTAGGAAGGAAAAAGAAAGATTTGATAAAGCATTTGTTGAAGGAAGTAAAAAAGCGAATACTCAATATTTAGAAGATTTAGATGATTTAAAAGAAACTGAATTAGCAAAAGTAGGGGAGGATGAAGATGCTAAATACGCTATTGAAGAAAAATACAGAAAACAAAAAATAGATGCATTAGATGCACATAATAAAAAAATAAAAGGTTTAGATGTAGAAGCTGAAGGTGAAATACAAAAACAAATAGCAAAATTAAGAAATGAAGGAATAATTAATAAGTTTGCAAATGAAAGAAGATTAAGAAAAGAGCAACAAGAAATAGACCTGCAATTAGAAGTAGAAGCTGCATTAAGAGAAAAGAAAGCTATTGATGCAGAATTAGCTGCTTATGAAAAAAGAAAAAAAGCAGGAAGCAAAGTAAATGATGCGTTAATAGGTTCAGATGGTATGACTGCAAGTGAAAGAAAAGCGGCTGAAGAAGAAAAGATTAAAACAAAAGAATATACTGATGCACAATATGAAAAATTATCAGATAAAAATGATAAAAATAGTTTAGGTAAATTCTTAAATAAAAAAACAGAAGAACTTAATATTATACAAAAAACTATAGATGGTGAAAAAGAACTTGATGCACAAAAAGCATTAGATAAAAAAGCACAAGTTGAAGAAAGTATGCAATTAATGGGTAGGCTTTCTGATTTTGTTGGTCAAGATACTGCAGCAGGAAAAGCATTAGGAATAGCTACTGCAACAATTAATACATATCAAGGAGCAAGTGAGGCACTAAAACAAAAGTCTACATTGCCATCACCTTTTGATGTAATAGCTAAAATAGCTAATGTAGCAATGATTATAGGTACAGGTATTAAAACTGTTAAATCTATTGCTTCAGTTAGACTTCCTAATGGTGGCGGTGGTGCTATGCCTTCATTATCAAATATTGCACCTATGATGCCACAATTACCTTCAGCAACTACAACTAATATAAGTCAACAATCAATTAACGATATAGGCAATCAAGCGGTAAGAGCCTATGTAATTGAAAGTGATGTTACTAGCAATCAACAAAGAATAGCTGCAATAAGACAAAGAGCAAGATTTAGTTAATATTTTAAAATTAGATATTTATGAGTATGGAATTACCTTTATATATGTTAGAGATTTCTGATGACCCATTAGATGATGCAGAAGTGCAGTTTGTCGCTTTGGTTGACAGACCTGCTATTCAAAAGAATTGGAATGCATTTAAGAATGAGCAAAAGTTTCAAGTTATTAGTGATGACAAGCGTATCATTAGCGGTTGTGCTATGTTGGCTGACACTCCTATTTTTAGAAGTGATACTAATTTTGGTGATTATTATGTGGCATTTTCTAAAGATACTATTGTCAAAATTGTACAGAAGTACTTTAAAAAAGGATATCAAAACAATGTAAACCTAATGCACGACCCTACTCAAATAGAAACAGGGGTAACAATGTTTGAGAGTTTTATAAGTGATAAGACTAGGGGTATTTTGCCAATGAAAGGATTTGAGGATGCACCTGATGGAAGTTGGTTTGTATCTATGTTAGTAGAGAATGATGAAGTATGGCAGCAAGTTAAGGAAGGTAAGATTAATGGATTCTCTATTGAGGGCATATTTAATTACACTCCAAAGCTATCTAAAGATGAAGTTAAGATGCAAAAGATTAAAGACATTTTAAGTACAATAAGTGCTTAAGTGATAAACAATTATATTTATTAACATTTAAAGAAAAATAAAGATGAACCCAAAAGAAGCATTACAACAAATAAGAGCATTATTTGAAGATATGCCACAAGTTGCTCAACCACAAGCACCTGTTGAACCTGCAGAACCTGCAGTTACAAAGGTAGAAATGGCAGAGTATTCTTTGGCTGATGGTAGTAAGGTTATGATTTCCGCATTGGAAGTTGGTGGTAAAGTAGAGATGGCTGATGGCACTCCTGCTCCACAAGGCGAACATAAATTAATGGATGGTACTTCTATCCAAGTAGATGAAACAGGAACAATCATTGAAATAGCTTCTCCTAAAGAAGATATTATGCCTGAAGAACCTGTTGCACCTGCTGCTGCTATTGCACCTGCACAAGACACTACTGCAATGGTAGCTGAATTAAAAGCAGATTTTGCAGAGCAAAAAAGTCAATTAGAAACAAAAATTGCTGAATTAGAGAGTAAAGTAAAACAAGGGTTTGCACAAGTAGCTGAATTAGTAGAAGCACTTTCAAATACTCCAACTGCTGAACCAACTCAAAAAGCAGCAAACGCTTTTCAATCATATGTATCTACAAATGATACAAAATATGATAGATTAGAAAAATATAGAAACGCAATTTTAAACAAATAAATTTATAAAAAATGTCATTTTCAGTATCAACATTAAGCAACTATACAAAAGAAAACGAAGCACAGTTAGTGACTTCATCTGTATTAGGTGCAAAAACTGCTGCCCTTATTAAAAGTGCAGGTAATGTTATGGTCGGTGTTAAATCAGCAGAAACTATCAACATTATGGATACAGATGCTTTCTTCCAAGCAGGTGGTACTTGCGGATGGAATGCATCAGGTACAACTACTTTTACTCAAAGAACTGTAACAGTAGGTAAAATCAAAGTACAAGAGGCTTTATGTCCTAAAGCATTAGAAGCTAAATACTTACAAAAGGCTTTACCAACAGGTAGCCAATATGATTCAATTCCTTTTGAGCAAGATTATTCTGATAGAAAAGCTAAAACAATTGCTTCTCAATTAGAGACTGCTATTTGGACAGGAGATACTGCTTCTGCTAATGGTAACTTGAATAAGTTTGATGGTTTTATCAAATTAATCGGTGCTGCAAGTGGTGTAGTAGATGCGAATGTATCAGGATTTATTTCAGGTGCTCCATTAACTTCTATCACTGCAGCTAATGTTGTTAGCTTGTTTGATGGTATCTACAAAGCAATCCCTGCAAAAGTAGTAGCTGCTGAAGATATGGTTATTGTTTGTGGTATGGATACTTTTAGAACTTACACAATTGCATTAAAGAACGCTAATATGTTCAATTATGCTTTTGATGGTAAAGCAGATGCTGAATTTGTATTGCCTGGCACTTCTATTAAAGTAGTAGCTTTACAAGGTTTAAACGGAACAAATGATGTTTTTGCAATGCGTTTAAGTAACTTGTTCTTGGGTACAGATTTATTGAATGAGGAAGAAAAGTTTGAAATCTTCTTTGCAAAAGAGGCTGATGAAGTTCGTTTTGCAGCAGAGTTCAAAATGGGTGTAAACTTTGCTTTCCCTGATGAAATCGTTAAAGTAACAATTTAATTATAAGGGGGTGAAATATCCCCCTATTTTTTAATAAGATAAAATAAACAAAAATGGCGTGTGCATTAACACAGGGATATACCCTAGATTGTCGTGATTCTTTAGGCGGAATTACGGAGGTTTATTTTATTGCAAGTTCAGATGTAACTTCAACTACCGAAGCTAGTGGTGTAATTACTGCATTAGTTAAAGCAACAGGTAAGAGGTTCTATAAATATGAGTTAACCAAAGGAACTTCAATGCTTACAGAGAATGTAGCATCTAATGTTCAAAATGGTACTTTATATTTTACCCCTGAATTGACAATAATTTTAAATAAGTTACAAGCAAATACAAGAAATGAAATCTTGTTATTAGCACAAAATAGACTTGTCGCAGTTGCTAAAGACAACAATGGTAAGTTTTGGTATGTAGGTAAAACAAGGGCAATAGATTTAACTGCAGGTAGTGCCGCAACAGGTACTGCTGAAGGAGACAGAAGCGGATATACTTTAACATTTACAGGTGCTGAACCTAGTTTATGTCCTGAAGTAAATAGTGCAGTTGCTGCTGCTCTTACAACTGCAGGTTAGGTTTGTAGTTTTTCATAGTTAGTTCCCCTGCCTAGTTCTCTAGGTGGGGGTTTTTGTGTTATATATATCCACCATAATGTATCTTATTTGACACTAATGATGGCAATATGAGTCATTAATGGCACTTTATGATGTACATTTGTTAATCATTATTGAGCCGCTTATCAATCATTTTCGGCTCATTTGTCAAGTTATATATTTACCTTTTGATTGATAAAGTAAAATAATAGCTTTACTATTTTACTTTGAGTAAAATTACTCACTCCATTGAGTAATATCAAAACTTGCAGAGTTTACATCTTTTGCTATTAGGGTAGTATTACTACTTTTATATTCATTTGCACCTATTTCGTAACAAATCTTACCCTTTATATGTTACAAGATATAACCGAATTGCCCATCACTTTGTCACATATTTATATAAATCGGTAACACTTATTCTATTTTGCAAACATTCATTATTTCCCTATATATTAGTAATGATACATTTGACAAAAGGCGAAACAAATACTATTGTGTTAACATTAACTGAAAAGCAGTTATTGACTAACCCAAACTACTTATTTGTGTTTACTAACAGAAGTAGCAATGTAGTAATAAGTTTTGTAAAATTATACGCAACAGATACAAGTTTATATAAGGATAGATATAATGAATTTAGCATTGTAACTAATACCAATTTTAGCACCGCTTTAGAAGGGCAATACACATACGAGATATATGAACAAGCAAGTACTAGCAACACAAATCCTAGTGGCTTAAACAAGCTAGAAACAGGCATTATGTGGCTTCTAGGTACTACTATTTCATATACAGAATATACAACAACAGACACTTATACAATTAGACAATGATAGATTTAAGAGTTCTAACATTCGCAGAAGCTAGGCAACCTGAATTCAAAGAGAAAAAAGGTATTGATGGCGGCTACATTAAATATGGGGAAAATAATGATTACCCTGAATATATAGTTGACTTATATAACAAGTCATCAAAGCATAGTGCAATCATTAAAAGTAAGGTTCACTACATTACAGGTAATGGTTGGAGTGGTGAGGCAGATGCTCAAGCCTTTATTGATTACGCAAATAGAGTTGAATCTTTAGATGATTTAACTAGAAAGGTATCTTTAGATATTGAAATATTTGGGGGTGCTTATATGGAAGTTATTTGGGATTTAGCAGGTAATTTAGCCGAGATATGGCATTGTGATTATGTTAAGATACGCACGAATAAAGATAATACGCAGTATTGGTATAAAGAAGATTGGAAGGATAACAAAGTTAAACCTGATGTTATTGCTGCTTTTAATCCTAAACAACCAATAGGCAAACAAATTTTATATGTAAAAGAGTACAGACCAAACATAGGTATATATGGATTGCCTAGTTATTTTGCTGCATTAAATTATATTGAATCAGACATTGAGGTTTCTAAACATATTTTAGGGAATGCTCAAACAGGGTTTTCTGCAAGTAAACTTATTACCTTACCTAATGGTGAGCCTAATGATGAAGAAAAAAGAAATGTAGATAATAGATTACGCAAGACTTATAGTGGTGCTGATGGCAAAAAATATATGATTGCTTTTGTTAATGACATATCTAGGAAGCCTGTCGTAGATGATTTAGGTACAAGTGATTTAACCAAAGAAGATTTTGGTAGGATAGATTCTTTGATTCAAACTAATATTTTTAGTGGACATCAGGTTACTACTCCTTCCATTATGGGTATTGCAGAAGCAGGTAAGTTAGGAAGCAGAACAGAGATGCGTGATGGTTACGAGATATTTAAAAACACTTATGTTAATGCTAAACAGATGCACCTAGAAAGTGTATTTAATATGTTAGCTAAATTAAAAGGTGTTACAAGTGAGATTAAAATTATACCAACAGAACCAATAGGAATTGAGTTTAGTGAGCAAACAATAGTTTCAGTTGCTCCAAAAGAATGGGTATTAGAAAAGATAGGTATTGATATGACCAAATATGCACCTGTACAAGATGCAAGTGCACCTGCACAAACTTTATCTGTTAACGAGCATATCAAAGGTTTAAAAGGTCGTGAGTGGCAAAATATGCAGCGTATCATTCGTGAGTACACTAAAGGTAAGATTAACAGAGAACAAGCAGGAGCAATGCTTAAAACAGGATATGCGTTAAGTGATGAAGAAGTTAATACTTGGCTAGGTTCAGAAGAACTAGATGCACAATTTGCAGCACAAGATTTTGGAGTATTTATGGAGTTCGGTGAAGCAAAAGAAAGTTATAACATTTGGAAATCTAAAAAGCGTTTTAATGATGAAACAGACTTTTATATGTTTGCAGATGTTAACCAATTAGAATCAGACATATTAGACCAAATAGCAAAACAAAAGGATATAACACCTGAAGTATTGGCAGAGGTTTTAGATGAAAGTGTTGAAACTATTAATACAATTATAAAAGATTTAGAAGATAGAAAGATATTAAAGACTACTGAAACTAAAATAGGTAAGGGAATAAATAGCAACATTATAATTTCAAGGGAGTTAACACAACCATTGAGCAAGGCAGTTGGTGAAACAAAGCCGCAAACAACTGAAATTTTAGTTCGCTATTCTTATGATTGGATTGCAGGATTTAATAATAGTGATATAACTAATAGCAGACCTTTTTGTAAGGCTTTACTAGGTGCTAACAAACTATATAGCAGAAGTGATATTGAATCTATGAGTGCAAGATTAGGATATTCAGTTTGGGATAGAAGGGGAGGATGGTGGAATGATAACGGAACAATAAGTGAATCCTGCAGACACGAGTGGAAAACAAATGTAGTAACAAGAAAAAAATAAGAAATGTCATTAAATACATTATTCATATCTGTACAAGGTATAAAAGATAGAACAGGATTACACGCAAATGTAGATGAGAAGTTAGTATTGCCTGAAATAAAAACTGCACAGGATATGTATATACTTCCTACTTTGGGTAGTACACTATATAATAGATTACAAGCAGGAATAACTGCATCTAATTTAACCGCTAATGAAGTAATACTTTTAAATAATTACATAGCTGATTGTTTAATTTATTATGTTATGAGTGAGTTACCTATGGGGTTATCATATCAGTTTTATAACAAAGGTTTATTAAGAAAGTCAGGTGATAACACAGAGAACCCATCAATGCAAGATATGATTGATGTAGCAAACAGATATAGAACACGAGCAGAATTTTACAAGCAAAGAGTGATTAAATATTTAAGACAAAATAATACTTTGTTCCCTGAATATTTAAACTTTACAAGTGGTATTGATACCATAATACCTGATTTAGAAGGATACACTACATCTTTATATTTAGAGGATGATAATGTTTATGAGAATAAAAACCTAGCTGAAAAGTATCAAGGTAAAATAGGATGCTAATATGAGCAAAGAAGCGAACATTAAGAATCAAAATAAGCTAAAAGTTTATTTAGAAAAAACAAAAAAGAATGGCATTAACACTGAATCAAATAGTAAATCAAATAACAACATTCGGAAACAATCACGAGCAAATTAAGTTCGTTTATTTCGGTGATGTTTGGGAACGATTAAGCAATGGTGAGGTAACTTACCCTGCTATGTTTTTTACTTTAACTGATGCACAAATATTAGCAAAGCAAATACAATACAATTTCTCTATCTATGTAATGGATAGAATGCTAATGGAAGAAACAAACGAAACAGAGGTTTTAAGTGATATGACTTTAGTAGGTCAGGATATGGTTGCTGAATTAAGAGACCCAATTTATAATTGGATAGCAAGTGATAATATGCCAATAACCTTTTATACTGAAAGCGACCCTGATTATTTAGCAGGTATTAAAATAGATTTTTCATTAACATTATCTTCATTAAACGACACTTGTCAAATACCTTAAAATGGAATCTAAAAAAATAAATCAGTTAGCTACAAATTTAGCACCGCTTTCAACTGACCTTACAATAGTAGGTGACCCAATAACAGGGGTAAGTAAAAAGATAACCTTATCACAGATAGCTAATTTGTTTGCAGGGTCTATTGATTTTTATGCAAACCTTGCTGCATTTCCTGTAGCAGGAACTATTAATATAATTTATTGTGCAAAGGATACGCAGAAACTTTATTTGTGGTCAGGCTCTGCTTATGTAGAAACTTTCCCAAGTCAAGCGGTTTTAAATACTTATCAGTTATTAAGTGCAAAGGGAGTAGCTAATGGCTATGCAAGTTTAGATTCAGCAGGTAAAGTTCCTATTGCTCAATTACCTTCATCAATAATGGAGTACAAGGGTTTATGGTCAGCAGCAACAAATACACCAACATTAGCTAATGGAACAGGAGACACAGGTGATGTTTATATTTGTAGTGCAGCAGGAAGTGTAAACTTTGGAGCAGGTGCAATAACTTTTGCAGTAGGTGATTATGTTATTTATAGCGGAAGTATTTGGCAGAGGTCAAGCGGTGCGGTGGGTACAGTTACGAGTGTTGGCTTATCTTCTGCAACTAGCGGAGTTACAATAGGTTCATCACCAATTACAACAAGCGGAACAATTACCCTAGCTATTGCAACCGCAACGACATCACAAAATGGATTATTATCTTCAACTGATTGGGCAACATTTAATGCAAAGCAGAACGCTATAACGCTAACCACAACAGGAACAAGCGGAGCAAGTACATTAGTAGGTGCGACTTTAAATATCCCTAACTATGGTTCAGCATTAACAGGCTATGTTCCTTATACAGGTGCAACACAAGATGTTGATTTAGGTGCGTTTAAATTGAATGCTCAATCTTTACATATTAAAGGAACAGGAGGGAATGGTCATTTAGGATTAAAGCATCAATCAGCAAGTGCAACCGCATCGGCTAATGAGGTGTCTTTATTTGCTGATAGTCTTGGGGATTTAAGTTGGCAAAATGGTAACTTATATTTAAGCAAGTTTATTACATCAAGTAATACTGCTGCTAGGTCTTATACATTCCCTAATGCAAATGGAACAGTTGCCTTAACAAGTGATTTAGCAAACTATGTAGATTTAACTACTGCTCAAACAATAGGGGGTACAAAGACTTTCTCGGATGCTACTAAAAACAACGGAGGTATATTCTTACAAAATGCTTCAAGTAGTTCATTAGCAGGATATATGAATTTAGGTGGATTAACTAATGGAGTTAAGTTCACAAGCGGAGGCGGTATTAGTAATACATTTACTTTGCCATCTGCAACAGGATATACTTTTACTTTTCCTAACGGAACAGGTACTTTAGCTTTAACAAGCGATTTAACTCCTTATGTTACTTTAGCGACTGCACAAACAATTAGCGGAGTTAAGACATTTAGCACTTATCCATTATTAGATGCAGGTATTTTAATAAAACATACAGGCATTCTTACCGCAAGTGGTTATACAGGTATTACTGCAACAACAACAGGGTTGGTTTTAAGTTTAGGTGCAGGAGGTGGAGGTTCATTAATATTTCAATCAACATCATATTCTTACACATTCCCTGCTGCAACAGGAACTATTGCTTTAACAAGCGATTTAACAGGGGGTACAGTTACAAGCGTAGCTGCTTTAACAATAGGAACAAGTGGAACGGATTTAAGTTCAAGTGTAGCAACAAGTACAACAACCCCTGTAATTACTTTAAATGTACCAACTGCTAGTGCAGCAAATAGAGGTGCATTATCAAGTGCAGATTGGACAACATTCAATAATAAGCAAAGTGCTTTAACTAATCCTGTAACAGGAACAGGTACTACCAACTACCTACCTAAATTTACAGGTGCAAGTACAA